GGCTTGTAACTGAGTGATACTACCTCGCTACAATAGGCTTATTGACTGAAGCCCTACACGGATATTTCTTGAAGCATTTGTCAAGAAATAATTTTTATTAAACGCAGTTACCTTCGTCTGTCAAGAAATAATTAACTATAATAGGAGGCGGCTTTCCTCCTCACCCACAAGGGGTGAGGTTTCCAGCCGAACATCTCAATGAGTTTCTTTACGAATGCCGAGTTAGCACAAAAAGCGGCAATAAAAATCAATGTAGATCAGTTAGAAGCAAAATGTATGGAGTGCGGATTACATAAAAAATGCCGTACTCCAAAAATGGAATATTCTGGTGAAGGAAAAAAGAAAATCCTTATTATTGGTGAATTTCCTTCCACGACAGATGATCAATACGGCGTCCATTTTGCTGGTGATTCCGGGAAAGTACTTTCAGAGTTTTTGTTAAAAGAAGGAATATCATTAAATAAAGATTGCTGGAAGATTAATGCCGTTAATTGTTCACCTGGCCGACTGCCTACAAAGAAAGAAATAAAATGCTGTCGTCCTTATGTAGAGAAAGCAATAAAAAAATTAAAACCTGAATTGATTATCCTGCTTGGGGATATAGCTATTGAATCTTTGTATGGTGAATGTTTTTCTAATCGTTCTGTTCATAGATGGAGAGCTTATAGAATCCCGGATCAGGAATACGAATGTTTTGTATTTCCAATGTTTCATCCATCTATGCTAACTCGTAGAAAATACGACAAAAATTTACATTCTGTTTTCAAAAGAGACATAAAACGTGCTGTCAATACATTATCTAATGTTGAATTCAGAGTACAAAAAGACTACGAGAAATATGTAACTGTATTGACAGATTTTCTTAAAGTCAAACGACTACTGAAACGTATCATACAGCGAAAAGCAAAAATTATGTTCGATTACGAGACAACTGGACTCAAACCGTATCGTACAGGACATAAAATAGTAACAATAGGGCTTGCTGTTTCACCAACAAAAGCATTTGCATTTCCTTTTGATTATAAATCATTCTGGACAGAAAAAGAATTTAAGGAATTAAAACAATTATGGAAACAGATTCTTCTTGATCCAAAAATCAAGAAGATGGCACATAACCATAAGTTTGAAGATTCATGGTCACTTGTTTGTGTTGGTGCTCGTCCAAAAGGATGGTACTGGGATTCAATGATAGCTGAGAAAGTTATTGATAATCGTTCTAGTGCAACAAATTTAAAATTCCAGACATTCGTAAAATTCGGTATTCGTCCTTATGACAAATTTATTAAGCCATTCCTAGAGTCAAATAAAGGCGATTTTAATAATGTAGAACAAGCACCATTCAAAGACCTTTTAATTTATAATGGACTTGATTGTATTTATGCCTGGATGTTGTACGAGCAAGAGAAGCGTAGATTCTCTGGTATGAAAGGATTATCCAGAGCTTATGGTTTCCTTATGCGTGGATTACATACTATGGGAACTATCCAGGCTAATGGTATTACCGTTGATATGAGATACTATAAACAAGTCAAAAAAGATTTGACCAAGAGAATCAATAAACTTGAAAAGTATCTTACTGATGGTAGAGAAGCAAGAAAATTCAAGGACAAATATAAACGTACTATCAATCTTGCGTCAAATCCTGATCTGGGAAAATTATTTTATGAAGTTCTTGGAAAAGAACCAATTTATACAAATGAAAAGAAGATAAATTATAAAACTGATCGAGCTACACTTGAAACATTGAATCTGTCTTTTGTTGATAAATTTCTTGAGATGAAAAAACTTGAGAAAGCAAGAGGCACATATCTTAGCCAATTTGCAAGGGAATCTTTTAAAGGGAAAATGCACCCGTTTTTTGATTTGCATATTCCAAAAACATACCGTTCCTGTATTGCTGGATATGAGAAGGTTCTTGTAATGAGAGATCCAGAAAGTATCCCAATCAAAGATATTAGAGTAGGAGATTATGTTTACTGTTTTGATGATAATTTGAATCCTCAAATCAAGAAAGTATTATGGCAAGGGAAAACAGGGCATAGAGAGATAATACGAGTTCATTACTACAGAAAAGGAAAGAAAGGGCATTTTGATTGTACACCAGAACATAAAGTCAGATTAATAAACGGTGAATATGTTGAAGCTCAAAATTTACTAAAAGCACAACATTACAAAAGAACATCACACCAACAATCAAAATGCCGAGTGTTAGCCTGTTCCTGTTATTATGATAGACTGAGTTTTACGGGACATCATATAGTGAACTACCGCCCCAACAAGGGGTGCGGCTTCCTGCTTCATAGAAGAGCCTTACAGCACTCTTTCTCCACAGGCTTAAAATCGGGCGGTTCCCGCCCTATAATGTTTCAGGATATATACAATGATTGTGAAAGTCAAGCTCATATAATAACAGAAGTTGAGTGGCTGGGCAGAACAGAAGATGTATATGATATTGAAGTAGAAGATTGTCATAATTTCTTTGTTAATGAAATTTGTGTCCATAATTCTTCTTCCCGACCAAACTTCCAAAATATACCAAAACGTGACCCTGAGACAGGTAACTTAATCAGAAAAGGTATTATCCCAGAATCAGATTCAGTTTTATGTGAATTAGATTTTTCTGGTGCAGAAGTTAATACGTCCGTATGTTATCACAGGGATAAAAATTTTTATAATTATCTTATTGATTCGTCAACTGACATGCATCGTGATTGTTATGATATGGAAACAAAAATTCTGACTAAATCAGGATTTAAATTCTATCATGAAATAAAAAACAATGAGAAAATTGGGCAATACAATCCTGATACAGACAAGATAGAATTTGTTGTTCCTACTAATCGTATATATCACGATTATACTGGTGATATGTACTATATCAAAAATAGGCATGTTGATACAGCTACAACTGCTAATCATAGAATGTATCTCAGGAAGAAAAATACAGAATACTCAATAATCAAAGCAAAAGATATTAAACGAGTACGATATTATTCAAAAGTTACTTCTGATGTGGATTGTACTGTTAAAATTCCTAAATTTCCCGAATTTCATTTCCCTTCTGTGTATGGGACAGGTGTAAATAGTACAAAGAAATATCATAACAAGTTTTTTGTAAAGACTGATGATATGTTTGAACTGCTTGGGTATTTAATAACTGATGGTCATTTTAGATACCATAAACAAGGAGCATACCGCATAAGTTTATCCCAAATAAAAGAACTTCACAGATCAAAAATGAAACAGTGTATAGATAGAATAAAGTCTTACACTGATTTTAATTTTTATGAAGAAAAAGATAAATGGAGTATGTCAAATAAGAATTTCTGTCTTTGGTTATGTGATAATTTTGGAATAAATAAAATAAATAGAAAATTACCTGATTTTATCAAGTATGCTCCAATAAAACAATTAAAGCTCTTTTTTGATGCCTGTATGCTTGGGGATGGTTCATGGTATCCAAGTAAAACATCTGGTAAATTTTATCTTGTATCAAAACAGTTACTTGATGATTTTCAATTTATATGTATGCGTTTAGGATATGCAACATCTGTTTACCTACAAAAACTAAAAGGAAACAGAAAGATACAAGTTTATACGATAAATATCAGGAAAATGAGAGAATCTTTCCTGGATATGAAAGATCACCTGGTCATAAAAAAATACACAGGAAAAGTATTCTGTTTCACTGTTCCATCTGGTCTTTTGGTAACACAAAGAAATAATAAAATATCAATACAAGGGAATTGTGCTTCTGATATATGGTTGCTTCCACCTGATATGCTTAATAATCCAAGTTATACGGATGAACAAAAAAAGAAAGCAAAGATGATTCGATTCTATGCAAAGAATTGTTGGACATTTGCACAATTTTATGGAGATTGGTTTAAGTCTTGTGGAGAAAATCTTTGGAATACTTGTATTGAAGGTAATTTAGAGTTACCGACAGGTGTGCCATTAAGAGATCATCTTGCAAATCAAGGTATATATGAACTTGGAACAATGACAAAATATGGCCCTGAAGAAGGAACATTTCTTGACCATTGTGCCAGGGTTGAAGATAAAATGTGGAATGAAAGATTTCCTGAATATACACAATGGAAAAAGGATATCGTAAAATTTTATCGAAAATATGGGTATATAGAGACTTTTTTTGGTTTTCGTTTTGTTGGGTACATGGATGAAAAACAATGTTGTAATTACCCTATCCAATCAACCTCATTCCATTTGCTTTTATACACATTGATATTAGTTGAAAAGTTTATTCTTAAGCATAAACTCAGGGCAAAATTGATTGGGCAGATTCATGATAGTATTGTCATGAATATACATAAAGACGAAATAAAATTTGTTGTAAATGGAGTAAATAAGATAGTGAAGTCTCTCAAGGACAGATTCAAGTGGCTTATAGTACCAATGGAAATTGAGGTAGAATTATCTGAATTGAGGGAAGATGGTGGTAATTTTGCTGAAATGAAAGAATACTCAATCGAACAGATAAATCAGTTATATTGAGCCGCATAAAAATAATAGTAAAAATTAGTAATTTTCTATTGACTTTTTACTAATATCTAATTACACTAGGAGAAACAATAAGAATAATTTTGATAAGAGGTTGAATATGCAGGGAAAAACAATTTCAATAACTATACCTGAACAATTAGAGAAAGAGTTGCAAAAAGAAGCAAATAGGCTTGGGATTTCACGTTCCCGTCATATCGGGAACATACTTCTTAAATGGAGTGAAGATCGTTATCATCGAAATAAACTAACTACAAATTGTGTCATTCAAGAACGTCAACAATATTAGTGAACTACCGCCCCCGCAAGGGGTGCGGCTTCCTGCTTCATAGAAGAGTCTTACTGCACTATTAATTATGTCATTACAGGTTCAGTATCGTCCAAAGTCATTTAAGAACTTTGTAGGGAATAAAGCTACAGTCGAGGGTCTTAGTACCATATTGGCACGACCAAACCCACCATCTGCATTTCTTTTGACTGGTCAAGGTGGAACAGGAAAAACGACACTTGGCAGAATTATCAGAAGAACACTTAATTGTGCTAATTCTGATTTTAAGGAATTAAATGCAGCCGATGATCGTGGAATTGATGCTATCAGGGAATTAATTGAGTCAATGAAATTTGCTCCATTATCAGGAAACAAAAAAGTGTTTCTTCTTGATGAGGCACATTTATTGACAATGCACGCACAAGAAGCATTACTTAAGGCACTTGAAGAACCACCTGAATATGTTCATTGGATAATATGCACAACAAATCCAGAGGTACTTAAACCTACTTTTAAAAGACGTTGTCATATATACGAACTTGAACTACTTAGATATGCTGATATGGCAAAATTAATACGTATGGTTCTCAAGAGAGAAAAACGTGATAATGCCATTGATCAAGAGGTAAGAGACAAGATTATAGAACTTGCTGAAGGGTCGGCCGGAGTAGCTTTAAAGTTACTTGATATGGTTATAGACATGGATGATCCGGGCAAGATTATTGATACTTTACAATCTGCTGGGACAAGTGATTCTGATGTACTGTCTATATGCCGTGCTTTGTTAAATGATAATTTAAATAAGAAAGCAAAATGGACAAAGATACGAGCTATTTTGAAAGATTACAAAGGTGATGGTGAGTCTATGAGACGACCAATTCTTGGATACATGGAAAAAGTTATGCTTAATAATAATTCTGATATATCTTTTTCTGAGGAAGTATTTTTTATAATGCAACCATTTATGAAAAACTTCTTTGATTCAGGTAAAGCTGGTTTGGTTGCTGCTTGTTATGAAGCTGTTTTTGGAATCGAGTGAACATCTCAATGAAAGTAGAAGAAAGAGACTTCCAGGCAGATACTATTATTGATAAAGATAATTTAGAAGGTGAATGGCTTGAGCAGGCATCTCTTTATCTCTACTATGCAGAAGCTTATTCTGAAGCAGTTTATAGAAGAGACAAGATAAAAGTTAAATTAGAATACTGTTACGCCGCAACATATAATAAAATAAAAACAAATTATGATCGGTATTTTGATAATAAACCAACAGAAGCAGCTATAAAAGAAAGAGTTATACTGGATTCAACATATCAAAAAACAATATTATCATTAGCTAAAGCCAATAAATTGGTTAATGATATGGCTGCTGCTAAAACAGCTATGGAACATAGGAAAAAAGCCTTAGAAAACTTAGTACAACTCAAAATAAGTGGGTTGTATTCTGAACCTAAACAAAGAAAACGGATAAACCAAGTAAATCAAACAAATCAAAAAGGGGGATATTTAGAACAGAAGAAATCATTAAACGCATTGAACGACAAATCTTTAAGTGGCACCAGGGCATCGACCCGTTTAAGCCGTGTAAGAAGAACGAAGAAGAATAAAGAATGATATTGGATAAATAATAATCCCATAATTAAAGGAGTGGTTATGAGTTTTCGTGAACGTATGAAAAAGAAGCGTGCTGACAGAGGCTTGCAAAGGCGACATAATACAGGAACTAAAAAGAAAGGTGGTGGAAGATTCCCGACTATATTTAATAAAGATAAAATTCCAGAAGGAATTGAATTTTGGAGATGTAAAGAAGGGGAACACATTGTAGATATTATTCCATTTGAAGCTGGGCCTAATATGCCTCTTGATGAACGCCTTCAACCAATTACACCAGAGGGTGAACTTGATTATGTTCTTGATTTATTTGTGCATACAAATATTGGTAATATGAGAAAACCTTATGTATGCCCTTATGAGAACTTTGGTGAACCCTGTCCGATTTGTGAGTTTATTAAAAGTAATAGACTTGAAAAACAAGACTGGAAAAAACTCGTTGTTAAACATCGTGTAGTTTATCTTGTATGGGTACATGATAATAAAAAAGAAGAAGATAAAGGTATTCAAATCTTTGAAGTTTCTCATTTTATGATGGAAGAGAAAATTGGGGAAATTGCGAAACTTCCTCGTGGCGGTGGTTATGAAAATTTTTCTCATCCAGATACAGGAAAAAGTATTGCCTGGACTCGTAAAGGTTCTAGTTTAGAAAATACTCAATATTTAGGGCATCGTTTTGTTGAACGTGAAGCACCTATTCCTGATAAAATTCTGGATATGTCTTTTCCATTGGATAGTATTGTAAATATGCGTCCATCGTATGAAGAAATTGAAAAAGATTTCAGAGGAACTTTAAAGAATATGAATTTACTTAGGAGGGATGACGAAGATATGCCATTTAGAGAGGAAGGAACTGGTGATATTCCTGATACATGGGGAGACACAGATAATGACACTTCAAATAGACGTAAACGTCCAATTTCTCGTAAAAAGAAAGTACGTGTAAAACGCCCAACTTCTCGTAAAAAGAAAGTACGTGTAAAACGTCCGCGACGTGTTCGTTGAGAAGAATAACCTCAATGCAAAAGAGTAAAAAGCTAAAAAAGGTAAGGAATAATACAGATCATTTGTATAAGATTTCCCACAGTGTAGATAAAGTAATGAGTACAAAAAGTACAAAGAGTACAAAAAGTACAAAAAGTACAAAAACTCAACGCAAAGCTCGTGTGATTGATCCTTCTATTTTAGTACCAACAGGATCGACTACATTCAACCTTGAATGTTCTGGAAGAATAGAAGGTGCTTTTGCTTTGGGTAAGATAGTTAATTTAGTTGGGGATTCTCATGCAGGTAAAACTCTTTTTGCTTTGACTATATTTGCGGAATGTTCAATAGATGATAGATTTGATGATTACAGATTTATCTATGATGATGTTGAAGCTGCAAATGAATTTGATATTCCTTACCTTTTTGGTGAAAAGGTTGCTGAACGTATAGAGGAGGATATTCGATCAAGAACGATTGAAGAGTTTAACGATAATCTTGCAAAAGCCTGTAAAGGTGATAAGCCTTTTATCTATGTCCTGGATTCATTTGATGCTTTGACTTCTGAATCTGCTATTGAAAAAGATGAAGAAAACAGAAAGAAGAGGGAAAAGGGTAATCAAATAACAGGAAGTTATGGGGACGGTAAAGCCAAGAAAGCATCTGAAATGTTTTCTCAGAGAAATCAGGAAATCGCTGATGCTAAGTCTCTGGTAATAATCATTTCCCAGACTCGTGATAATATTGGATTTGGTGCATTGTTTACTCCAAAGACCCGTTCTGGTGGTAAAGCACTTAAATTCTATTCTTGTCATGAAATTTGGCTTGCAATGCAGAAAAAGGAAAAGAAAGGTAAACGCACATTTGTAACGAATGTGCAGGCTAAAATAACCAAAAACAAACTTACAGGAAGACATGGTGAAGCCTATTTTCCTATATTGTTTGATTATGGTGTAGATAATATCACATCATGTATCAATTTCCTGATGGACGAAGGTTCATGGAGTGGTACTAAAGCAGCAGTTAATTCTAAAGGTTTTGCTGAGACCATGAGATTGAGTGCTCTTATAACTCATATTGAAGAAAATGATCTTGAGGAAAACCTTTTTCAATTGTGTCAAGAAACGTATGACTCAATAATGGAAAAACTTAAACCAAAACGAAAACGTAAATATTAAGGAGATTAAAAAATGAGTACACGCAAAAAAATAGCAAAGAAGAATACCAATAATACAGTGCCTGAAACAAAAGTAGTATTCTCTCCAGAAAGAGAACTTTCTATTTCTGTAAAGACTTCATTACAGTATGGAGTAGCTGGAATGGAACTTACATTCAAAGAAAGGATTGAAGATGGTGTTGATCCAATGGAAGCAATGGACTCCAGAATAAATGATATAACTGAAGAATTATGTGAAAAATTTAATATATTGTGTGAAAAACTTGGTGTTAGCAGAGAAAGTACTGAAACCGTCGACATCGAAGATATTGAAGAAAATGATATCGATGATACCGATGAGCCTGATATAAATGAGGATGATATTGAGGATATTGAAGAAGACAATATTGATGATGATATTGACGAAGATGAGGAAGATGATACTGATGAAGATGAGGAAGATGATACTGATGAAGATGAGGAAGATGATATTGATGAAGATGAACTTACAGTCGATGATATTCAAAGCATGAAAAAAGCAGAACTTGCAGAACTCATTAAAGAAGAAAGACTTGATATTAATCCAAAAGGTATGCCTGTTGCTAAATTGAGAGATGCTGTTGTTGATGCACTTTTTGAGGAAAGCGAATGGGATGATGAAGAGTGGGCTGATGAAGAGTGGGATGATGAAGAATAGAATCTTCCTTTTTGATCTTTATTCTGTTCTTCATACTATAAAGTTCAGTTTGGGTAAGCAGAGACTTTCTGATACAGAGAAATCCACTTTTGTTATTCACGGGTTTTTACTCAAACTGAACTACTTACTACGAAAAACAGGCGCAAAAACTGTTGTATACGCATTGGAATCAAATCGTTCATTACGCAAAGAAAAATATAGTTTATATAAGGAATACACGCATAAAAAGACAGAACAGCAAAAAGCACTGGATAAATTAGCATTTTCTCAATTTCAAGAAATAATAGAATATGTTCTACCTACTATAGGGTATCAAAATTTATTCAGTGCTGATGGTTATGAAGCGGATGATGTAATAGGTAGAATCTGTAAATCTTATAAGGATAATCAAATTGTTATCTGTTCTACAGATCATGATATGTACCAATTATTAACTGATAATACAGCTATTTTTAATCCGAAAAAGAATATTTGGTACACAAAAACAAAATTCAAGAATGAGTATGGTTTAGAACCTAGAATGTGGAAAAGGGTTAAGGCTATAGGAGGGTGCAGTTCTGATAATATAAAAGGTGTTCCTATTCCACAATCAGATCCTTCAAAAAAACAACAGCATGTTGCTGAGAAAGGTGCTCTTAATTTTTTGTTGGGTAAAATGAACCCTAAGACAAAAGCATATAAAGCAATAATATCCAGGGAAGGGAAAAAGGTAATCAACAGGAATAAAGAACTTGTTATTTTGCCAATGAAAGGAACACCAGAGTTTGAGATTAAACCTGATATATTGAGTGAAGCTGGATTAAAAGAAGTTTGTGAAAAATATGGCTTTACAACAATCATGGATGATCTAAATACCTGGAGACACATTCTTGGATTACGTAGATCACGTCAATCTTGTTTGATAAGACAAAGAGTTTGAGATGTAATTATGAAACATAAAGAAGAATCAGGGATACGGTATAAATTGAAATATAGAGATGAAAATTTGTATGTTGTTATAACAGATACAAGTCTTGATCTTTCAATGGTTGATATTGATGATCAGAATACACTTACAGAATTAGACATAATAGCAAATCTTGTTACGTTGTGTTTGGAGAATAATATTGACAAAGAAAAAATAGCTTCTTCAATATGGTCTGTTTCCAGAAACGAGAAAGACCTGGCTGCTAAATTATCAGAGGTGATAACATCGGTGATAAGTTCGTGAAACAGTTCAGAACAAGAGAAAATAATCTCATAAATTCAATTCCAAGAACACTAGCAAGGTTAGTGGCTATGTCAATTCTATGTTTCTTTGTCTTTAAAGAAACTGGAATAGTCACAACAATATTGATATTTCTTCTATTTTTAGAAAATGGGCTACATACTGATTGGATTGATGATATACATAAATTGGAAGAACAATCACACAGAAAGGTAGTTGAATTATTTATTTTTCAAAACGAACACATAATGCCAAGGTTGATTAAAATAATGAAAAAATTCAAAGATGACTAGAGATTAAAAGATGACTAGAGATTATGTGCAATTAAAGGCTAAGGACATTCCAGAGATCAGGGATCGTATTCTCAAAGAACAAAACGGAAAATGCCTTATCTGTAACAATCCACCTAAACGCCCTTGTCTCGATCACCACCATAAAAAGAGGATTAAAGGGACTGGGCTTATTCGTGGTGTTGTTTGTTCAAATTGTAATATAATGATTTCTAAAGCAGAGAATAATTGTGTTCGTTATGGTTTTACTCAAGAAGAGTTACCTGAGATACTACGTGCAATAGCAGATTATCTTGAACGACCACATTTACCTTATATTCATCCATCTGAAGCACCAAAAAAACCTAAATTAATGAAATCATCATACAATAAATTAAAAAAAGCTCTTGAGGGTACAGAATATATCTGTCCTGATATGTCAAAGTCAGGTGTTTTAACAAAACCACTTGAAAAAGCTTTTAAACAAGCAGGAATTAAACCAAAGTTTTATTAGGTAAGGCGGTAGTTCACAATATGCCGATAAACTCAATCAAATTAAAAAATTTTCAGTCACATAAAGAGACTGTACTTGATTTTGCTGATGGTATGAATGTTATCCACGGTGCTTCGGATAATGGAAAATCATCTATTATTCGAGGCATACGTTGGGTAGTATTAAATCGTCCTACCGGAGAAGAGTTCAGAAGACATGGAACTAAAAAAACTTCTGTAACTATAAAAACAAATAATTCTGTTATTCAACGAATAAGAACAGATACTAAGAACGAATACAGAAAAAATAAAAATACATACAAAGCTCTTCATACTGCTGTACCTGAAGATATTTCAGAATCATTGAATTTATCTGAAATAAATATACAGCCACAACAAGAAGTCTATTTTCTTATTGATAAATCCCCTGGTCAAAGAAGTAAAATCCTGAATGAAGTTGCTGGTTTTCAGGTAATGGACAAAGTTCTTAAGAAAACAAATTCTGAAATTCGTTCTATAAATTCTGATATACGACACACAAATAATCAATTACTTGATGCAGAAACAGTTATATCCAATCTTGATTGGATTAATAAAGCAGAGAAGTTTCTGATAAAATTAGAAAATTATCGAAACAATATAGATGAGTTAATATGTAAACAAGAAAAGATAACTCCTTTAGTTAATGATATTGTTACACTTGAAGCAAAGAAAAAACAATTTTTCTCTGATAAATTTTTAGTATCTCTTGATGAACTATTAATAAAAAAAGAAAAACTGGATAATCTTCATAAAAAACATGACAAGATAGTCCATATATTACAAAGAATTGATACTTTTCAGAAAGAGTATAAATCAATAACTGTTATTGATATATCAGAATTTCAAAAATTGAATGATAAAATAGATTCTGAAAAGACTAAACAAAAGAGACTATCAGGAATTATCCAGGAAATAAGTAATCAAAAGAAATTACTTATGAAAATTAATACTGATTTCAAAAAAACAAGACACGAAATTGATAATGAATTAAAGCGGCTTGGCAAATGCCCCACATGCGGAGTAGTAGTAAATTGAATATCATAGCAACAGCAGATTTACATATCCGAGCAAACAGACCACAATTCAGGACAGACGATTATTTTACGACAGTAATTCGTAAATTCAGACAGATAATAAGTACCGCAAATAGATATGATGCTATTTTGATAGTAGCAGGTGATTTTTTTGATTCAGTAAAAGTAGGGCATAAAGTAGTTAATTCTGTTTTACAATCGTTAAAAAGACTAAAAAATAAATGTTATGTTTGTAGTGGTCAGCATGATATGGTTTTTCATTCTTCTGATCTTACAGGATCGCCATTACAAACTCTTATTCATACAGGAAAAGTAGTTTTATTAAAAAATGATAAACCAGAAATAGTAGGAAAACACAGATTGTATGGTTGTTCTTTTGGAGAAGAACCAAAAAACACAGAAAAAGATTCTATTTTGGTAATTCATAAATCAATAACACCAGAAGAACCTCCATTTTTTCTTACTGATGCTATTTCTGCCAGAGACGCATTAAAAAAATACTCTTCATATAAATTAATTATATCAGGTGATTTTCATGAACCTTTTATAAAAAGAATAAATAATAGAACCTTGATAAATTGTGGGCCTATGCTCAGACAAAGTATAGATCAGACAGAACTTGAACCTGTTATTTGGTTAATAAAAGAGGGCAAAATAAGGAAAATAAAATTAAAAATAGAACCACCTGAAAAAGTATTTGCACTTGAGCAGATCAAGAAAAAAGAAGATTCAAGATTTTCTAAAGAACTTGAAGAACTTGTAGATACTTTAAAAGATAAAAAAGAAAAACCAGATTATAAGAATACGGTTGAACTTATAATGAAAGAAAGTAACACATCAAAACAAACAAAAGACAAAGTTTACGAAATTTTTGGGGCAATAGATGACTAAATTAGAAAAATTACAAAAAATAGCTGAATCTCAAAGGAGAGATAAAGCAAGAATTGAGGGTAAAATTGAAAGTCTAATGGAAGACCTTTCCAATGAAGGGTTTGACTCTGTAGATGCTGCTAGGAAAAAGATAAGTATTCTTAATGAAAAAATAAATAAAATGGAGAATATTTTTAAGAAAAAAATGCAAGAGTTTGAGGATACTTATGCTGACGAATTATCGAAAGTCTCTTGATACAAAAAAAGCTGAATTAAAATTTTATATCCAGGCAAAACAACAATACACAAAACAATTAGCAAAGCTTGAAAAAGAATCAAATGCTTTAACAGAAGCAAGAGAAATTTTTCAAAAAGCAGCTATATTGACTCAAAATCATCTTGCAAAACATTTATCTGTAATCGTTACAAAAGCATTAAGAGCTACATTTCACGAAAAAGATGTGTATTTTAAAGTAGAATTTACTGAACGTAGAAATACAACTGAATGTGATATGTGGATAGAAGAAAATGGATATAGATATTCACTTTTTGAAAGTCGTGGATTCGGAATGACTGATGTTATATCCTTTGCTTTACGTGTAGCATATATACTTTTACATAAAACCGATAATGTTTTGATTATTGATGAACCTTATCGTAATTTAGGAAAAGATAAACATGAAGTTGCTTCACAAATGATAAGAGAATTAGCAGAAGAATTAAATATGCAATTTATAATCTGTACACATTCAGATACTTTGATTTCTTTTGCACATAAATCTTTTCATGTAAAACAAAGAAATGAAATTTCTGAAGTCATTGAGACCTCTTGATATTAATAAAATAGGAACATATGAGTTCAGGAATTGGTGCATTACAATCTGCATTGGGTAGAAT